CTGGTGAATTCATCAAAGATAAACGGTTGATCGGGGTATTCAAATAAACAGCGGGCTAATTCAACTCTAAATTTTTGGCCGTTTGATAAACACGAAAACGGCAGGAGCCACGAAGGCGGCGAGGAAAAACCGACTTTACTTAGGATTTCTGTGAGTAGAGACATTTCTATGCCATCGGGGAAATCATCGAGTAAGCACGGGGATTTCCATTCAAACTTTTTGTGTAAAACGCCGCAGATTAATTGAGCGATAGTTGTTTTTCCGGTCCCAGAAGCACCGGTTATTAAACCGATTGACCAGGGTTTGTCTTCAATAGGTACGTTTAACTCCCAACGCTTAGAGAGCTTTTTGGCTACAGGTACATCAAACAAACCGATTATTTTTTCAGCCCTAAATGAAGGTGTGTAGGGGTGCTCGACTATATGGTTAATACGCGGCATTTTTTTCCCTCCTTAGTTAATTGCTCGTATATTAACCGCTGCTCAGTTTCACCAGCGCATTCAATAACAACTTCATATTGTGCGGCGTAATTTATTTCTTTAACCTCAAGTGCGTCTAATTCTTTTATTTTTAGCCCCCAATCATTTAGCGTTTCAACGCTCCAATTTTCTCTTAACGCGTATTCGTCCCAATCGCCGTAGCTTAAATTATCTTTGATAATAAATTCTTTTTGTTGCTCCGGTGTTAAGTTTTTAGCGTATAATACGGGGATTTCTTGAATGTTTAATTCTTTACACGCGAATAAACGCATATTTCCGCCGAGTACCGTATTGTCGTCATTGAGGATTAGTGGCCGAAGTTCCAACATCCACGGCGCGGATAATATGCTGGCTTTTAACTTTTCTAATTGTTTTTGGCTTATTCTCCGCGGGTTTTCGGGGTTTACTTTTATGTCGTCGATGTGTAAGGTGGTATGCATAAAGCTATCTCTTAGTTTATTAAATTTGAATAAAAGCTCGAATTATATAGTGATTTTTGAGCAAAAATGCTCACTTATTGTTACAGGCCTATCTGGTTATGCCGTTTCATAAACCGCGATACATTAAAAAAGAAGTAACGACGCAACGTCAAAAAGAAGCCTGGGAGTTGCGTCAAAAGATGTGGTCACAAGCGCGTATAGCAGCTCATTTAGGGGTAAGTCAACCAGCAGTGTGGGAGCTTTTAAATAAAGCGCACACCGCGTATCAAAAACAATATGTAGAATCAGTCGCCCGAGTAAAAACGGAGCAAGTACTACGATTAGAAATGCTCATTGACCAGACGTACCAGGAGTGGGAGCGCAGTAAAGAAGATATAGTGATTGTGCGCGATAAAATACAGAAGCGCGGATCAGCTAAAGATAACGCCGGGAATATCGAACGAGTAACAGAAAAACGAAACCGTACGGGTGATCCCAGGTATCTATTAGTGATATTAAAAGCGATGGAAGATATCCGAAAAATTACGGGCATAGAGTCACCAGCGCGGCTAACATTTGACGTGAACAATAATATCTCGCTAGAAAATGCGCTTAAAGAATTAGAAAATAACCCGGCTAAAGTAATCAACACTTATCAGGCGCTTATGCGAAAATCGGGGGACTAATGAAAAAACTAGTGTTTATGCTGCTTGCGGCGATATACCCCTATTTAATCGTGTACTTCGGTACAGGGGCTTTAATTCCTGGAGTGTATTTAGGCGTCGCGACATTTTTTGCGCCTATATGCTTGTGCTTCGTTGAGCGCTTGTACGAGTTGGTTTCGCGCCATTCGGCATTAAAAAATGAGGTGAGATGCACCGCGTGTAAAAGAAAATTGTTTTAAATGCCGCCTCCGTTCCCTATTGATTTTAAAAACCCTGATTATCAAAAAATTATTCATTGGCGCTTATCGCGCTTGTTTGAGATACGTAAGAACCCCGAATACCTCCCGGCGTTAAAGCTGTACTACAGAGATCACCCCGCCGAATTCATTATCGATTGGGGGTCAACGATTGATCCGCGTAACATGCTGTACGGTCGCCCCACGACCGTACCGTTTATCTTGTTTCCGAAGCAGGAAGAATGGGTAGCGTGGCTAATGGAGCGCTGCGAACGTAAAGAGCCGGGTTTAACCGAAAAGTCGCGACAAATTGGCGCGTCGTGGCTGGCCGTTGCGACGTCAGCGACGCTATGCCTGTTCCGCGAAGGGGTGACCATTGGTTTTGGGTCACGTAAACGAGAATACGTTGATAAAATCGGCGACCCCAAATCGCTGTTCGATAAGATACGTCAGTTTATGCGCTTACTACCCGAGGAGTTCCTGGGCGGGTGGGATGAGCAGAAGCACTCAAAACTCGGTGAGATATTGTTTCCCGGCACAAACTCAGTGATCACGGGTGAATGGGGGGATCAAATGGGGCGCGGCGGTGCGTCTAGTATATTTTTCGCAGATGAGTTTGCTTTTATTGAAAATCCGCGCGCAGCAGACGCGGCGCTGTCTCAAAATTCCCCGGTACGCGTGTATATGTCCACGCCTAACGGTTTTGATAATTTATTTGCGGAAAAGCGGCACTCAGGCGATATTTCGGTTTTCACGTATCATTGGCGCGATGACCCGCGAAAAGATGAGGAATGGTATGAAAAAACAAAACGTGATTTAGCAAACCCCGTTATCGTCGCGCAAGAACTGGACTTAGATTATTTCGCGTCGGCTGAGGGGGTGTTGATTCCTTCAGCGTGGGTTCAAGCGTCGATTGACGCGCATGTTAAACTTAACGTTACGCCGCATGGTTTAAAGAAGCTCGGTTTTGACGTAGCGGACGAAGGGAAAGATTTAGATGCGGCAGCTATCCGCCACGGCGTAACGTTGATTCATAACGAAGAGTGGCGCGGTAAGGGTAGCGATATTTATGCAAGCGTCGTTCGCGTGTTTGGGCTATCTGATGAATACAGCGTGGATGAAATTGTATATGATGCAGATGCTTTGGGCGCGGGAGTAAGAGGAGACGCGCGTGTTATTAACGAGAAACGCCGCGCTCAACGATTACGGGAAATACCATTTCAAGCGTTTTTTGGCGGGGGTAAACTAGCAAAACCGGATGAAACAATCGCTTTCGGTCGTACAGCAGAAGAGTTTTTTAAGAATAGAAAGGCAGAAGCCTGGTGGGCGTTATTCAAGCGATTTCAAAATACGTATCGACTATTGGTTGAGGGGACCCCTTGTGATTTAGACGAGATAATTTCTTTATCTAGTAAACTTCCGGCGCTCACTAAGCTCATAGTAGAGTTAAATCAAATTAAGTATAGAAAAAACGATACTGGTACGATTATTATTGATAAAGCGCCCAACGGTATGAAGTCCCCAAACTTAGCTGATGCCGTCATGATGTGTTACGCGCCAGATAAGAAACGACGACCAGGATTTTTCGATGTTTAAAAAAATACTCTCAAAATTTAAGAAGACGACGCCAGAATCAAAACCCGATCAAGAAACCGCGGATAACGATCCGTATATCCCGCGCTTGAAGACGCCAAGCGCGGAAGAAGCGCTCCAACATTTGTATGAAACCGCAGTCCAACAACCACTGCCCCGTATCAGAGGTAAAGATGGTGTTGCGATGGACAGTGCGCCAATTAACACGCCTTCTATTACACGCGGTAAGTTTATCTCACCAACTTTAGCGTCATGGTACTCCTCGCAGTCTTTTATCGGCTACACACTCTGCGCCATTTTGGCGCAACAATGGCTTGTGGATAAAGCGTGTACGATGCCGGCTGAGGATGCGATACGAAACGATTTTGAAATCACGGTGAACGGTGGAAATGAGGTGCCACTTGAAATTAAAGACGACTTACGAAATTACGATACGCAATACCGCGTGCTCCGGCACTTAAAAGAATTTACGCGAATGAACCTTATTTTTGGCCTTCGCGTCGCAATGTTTGTGGTGGAAGGAAAAGATAAAGATTATTACGAGAAGCCTTTTAATTTAGATGGCGTTACACCTGGTAGTTATAAAGGCATTAGCCAAATCGATCCGTATTGGCTAGCTCCGGGCACGATCCCTACTAACCCGGCGTCGATTGATTTTTATGCGCCGTCGTATTGGTTAATCGGCGGTATGAAGGTCCACAAATCACACCTTGTGATTATTAATACAGGGGAAGTGGCAGATATTTTAAAACCGACATATTTTTACGGGGGGGTTTCGTTACCACAAAAAATATATGAGCGCGTTTATCAAGCAGAGCGCACTGCAAACGAAGGGTCGCAGCTAGCGCTCACAAAACGTACTGATGTGTATAAAACTGATATTGCAAAAGCGATGCAAAATGTGCAGCAGTTGCAACAAAAATTGGAGTATTACGCGCATTATCGCGATAACTACGGTGTGAAGCTTGTTGATGTTGAAGAGGACATCGTACGATTAGACACGGCGCTTTCAGACTTGGACGCGGTGATTATGAATCAGTACCAACTTGTCGCCGCCATTGCAAATGTCCCGTCTACAAAGTTGCTTGGCGTTTCGCCTAAAGGGTTTAACGCCACAGGTGAATATGAGGAAGCGAGTTATCACGAATATTTAGAGAGCATTCAGAGTGATAAACTAACACCCTTATTAACACGGCATTACGAAATATTGATGCGATCTGAGATTGCACCGAAATACGGGATAAAACCTTTTGATTTTAAAATTTCATGGAATCCGTGTGAACGAATGACCGCGGAGAAAAAAGCCGCGGTTAATAAAACAAAATCTGAAACCGCTGTTAATCTCGCGAATGTCGGCGCAGTGGACGGGCAAGACGAAAGAGATCGAATTATTTCTGATCCAGAAAGCGGGTATAGCGGTTTAGCCCCGGAAGCTCCTGTTGAGCCAGTACAAGAAACGCTTAATTTTGAAAACCCGGATGATGCGTCAGAAGAGTGAGCAGAACAATGGGTGCGTCCCGGATCCTGCTCATAAAAATTATAGCGTTTAGCGAGTTAAAGTAAAGCACATGTTACGAAAGCTTAGGTTTTCTCGAATCAAAAAAATAAAGCCTATCATGCGCGGCCAACGTTTAGCTTATAATGCGGCGGTGCAGTCTCGATATGTCTCGGCGCTTCTTACGCTGACAAAAAAAATGATCGAAGAGACAACCGTTGAAATAAAGCGTGTTTTCAAATCGCCTGCATCTCAAGATTTTTACGATGCGCAATATAGAATTGCTGCAATGGATGAAGGACTATCGTCGAAAGCAAAAAAAATACTCAACGAATTATTTAAGAAATGGAATTCGATATTCACAACGAAATCAAAACAGCTCGCGCAAAAAATGATTGAAGACAGTTTGAAAGCTAGCGATAAAGGTTTAAAACGAAGTCTATCTGCGTTGAGCGGCGGCCTGTCGATCAAGACTAATTTTATCTCAGCGGGACTCGAAGAAGTCGTAAAAGCCGTTGTGGCTGAAAACGTGTCTTTGATTAAATCAATACCGCAAAAATATCTAAACGACGTAAATGGCATCGTTATGCGCTCGATCACAACGGGCGCGGGTATGTATGACTTGATGCCTGAGTTAGATAAATTGCTCGACCAAAAATCAAAACAAATTAAAAATAAAGCGAAAAATTTAGCGCTCGATCAAACGCGTAAAGCATATAATGGTGTCAATCGACAACGCATGATGTCGGTGGGTGTTAAAAAATTTGAATGGATACATAGCGGCGGCGGCCAGCACCCACGCCAGATGCATATTGATATGAGCGGAAATATTTACAGCTTTGATGACCCGCCAGAAATCGATGAAAACGGAACACGGGGTTATCCGGGTGACGCGCCTAATTGTGGGTGCACTATGACGCCTATTATTGAATTTGACGAAGAAGATGAATAATGCTTACTAAGTTTATTAAAAAATTGCGAGAAATACGAAAAGATAAAATCAAACGAAAAAATCTTATGGTTGAATCGGGTGACTTGCAATTAAATGATTTTTATAAAGGGCAATATGAGCTTAACGTTAAGTTATATTGCGCAGTAAAAAACATTTATGAAGGGGCGTGTCCCATTAGACAAAGAGAATAATACGATGGCACAAGAGCGAACAAAGATCGCGCTAGATTCGGCGCGTGTCAAAGACCTCAACGGTTGGGTAGAGATTTTAGGGAACCCTATTTCAAAAGTGGGCGTGTTCTCATATTCTGGTTCACAGATTGACCCAGAGGCTCGAAACGAAAACATCGATCCCGATACGATTTATCAAGTGTACCGATCGCCCGAAGAACTACAAAACACGGAATGCCTTGAGTCATTTCGGTTAGTGCCAATTATTGACGATCACGAAATGCTGGGCAGCAGCTGCAGCGGATTTACGCCAGCTGAAAACAAAGGGGTGCATGGAACGATTGGCGAGAATGTCTATTTCGAAGACGGGTACTTAAAAGCGAATCTGAAAATATTTTCCGAAAAGCTCGCGAATTTAATCAAACAGGGAAAAAAAGAGTTGTCAATAGGGTATCATTGTGCATATGATTCGGCGTCTGGTAGCTTTGACGGAAAAAATTACGATTTTATACAAAGAAACATACGCGGAAATCATCTAGCGCTTGTCGAAAATGGGCGGGCGGGCTCGGATGTTGCGGTGCTTGACCATTTTGTGGTTACTTTAGATACGAGAGGATTGATAATGGCTGAAGCTGTGAAAGAAGAGGAAATAAAGAGTGTGTCGTTAACGGATGTTCTCGCGGAGTTAAGAGAGGTAAAAAGCATGTTAGCCTCAGTAAAAGCGAGCGCCGCCGAAAGTTACGACGAAAAAGAAGAGAAAGACGAACCCGAAGTAACTTCTGACGAAGACGAAGAAAAATCCGGTAAAAAAACGGAAGACGAAAAAGAAGACGACAAGAAGGAAGAGAAGCGCGAACCTGCAATGGACGCCGCTTTTGTCGCAAGGTTGACGAAACAAGTCGAAAATAATCTTTTCCGCTCTCTTGGTAAAAAAATCACAGCACGTGATAAATTAGCTTCTGATCTTTCAAGTGAAATCGGAGTATTTGATTCCGCGAATATGTCCCTCGACGACGTCGTGGCGTATGGGTTAAAAAAACTAGGTGTTAAGGCTGAGAAAGGTACTGAGCACGCTGTGCTCGCGGGCTATTTGCTAGGTAGGAAATCTACGCCCGTTGTACACGCGGAAGATACTGCTGAAAATAGAGAACGCGATGTTTTAGACGATTTAATTGGTGAATAGGCACAGGAGATACGCTAGATGACATTTCAAGCCCAAGTTTTTACTACCCCCGCTTTTGGAACACCCGGCGACGTATTTGACGATAGTCCGCGTCGTGTCGAAACTTTCATGCTTAATTCCCCCACGCCGGCGAATAACTTATTCGGTACGGCGTTCAGCATTTTAGATAACACGCAAAATCCGGCAACGGTTCAATCCGGTAATCCCGGCGGTACTGGAATTTACGTCGGCATCATGGTGAATTCTAAATCGTATGCGTTGTTTGGTACCTCAGGCGCGCCGCTTGCTCCTACTTTAGCGCTGCCAAATGGTGTGGTGGGGCAATTCATGAACATGGGTCGGTGTATAGCGTATGTTACGCCTATCTCAAGTAATGGTAATATTGGCGACATCGTTATTTACAACCAAACAAGCGGCGCATTAGGCAGCGTTGCTCCGGGTACGGCGACACCGGTAGGCTTCGCATTA